CTTTAACTGCTATGTTCGGCGATACGCTGTGGATATACACAGCTATCGCTGGGTCTGTTTTTGGTGCTGCTTTCTTAGCGTGGTTCAAAGACACGCACATGGCACTTTGGTGTTATGCCAAATTCGATCTGTTCCTTGACACACTCGTTGACAAATTCGGGTGGGAATGGTTGCAGGACGATCCCACAGCGTGGCGAAAGAAATATCCTAAAGTCACTAAAAAGATAGACGAACTCGAAGCACGAATTAAAAAACTGGAGAAAAAGAAATGATTAGTAAAATGAGTTTTCAAGAAAAGAGTGCATTGTTTGCTAGGCTCAGTGCGATTGCTTACATGGGAGAAGCAGACGCTAAGAAACAAGTAAAGAAATTAGGATTCACGCAATGTGAATTTTATGACCGTGAAGGGTCGCAAGCATATCGTTTTCAAAACAAAGAAGATTTAGTCATTGCTTGTCGTGGAACTCAGCCCACAGAATTTAATGATATCAAAGCAGATCTTCAGGCGTTACCAGTTTTGTCTGAGACGGTTAGCCGTGTTCATCGTGGGTTCAAGTCGGAAGTTGACGAACTCTGGCCTATGATTCGTGAAGACTTGACACCTAAAGCAGTCGGTAAACGCAAAGTGTGGGTCACTGGTCATAGTCTAGGTGCAGCGATGGCGACAATCATTTCTGCTCGCTGTGTTCTTGATTCTGATATGCCTGAAGTTGAAGAGTTGTACACGTATGGTTCTCCTCGTGTAGGTTGGGACAAATATTGTAAGAGTCTTCCAGTTCGGCACTATCGTTGGAGAAACAACAACGATATCGTAACTACAGTTCCACCGGCGATTCTGGGATACAAACATCACGGCACCGCCTGCTACATCAACGCATACGGTCGTGTTCGCAATCTAACTGGATGGCAGTTGACAAAAGACAAACTGCGTGGTATTTGGGATGGATTGAAGAAAGGTAAGATCGACAGTTTCAGTGATCACAGCATTATGGAATATATTAAACATCTAGAAAAATTCTCACAAGAACAATGATTCTGTGCGTTTGCAGGAACATCCGTGAATCAGATTATGATAATTCGGGTGACTTGCTAAAGCGCCTATATGAAAATGATTTAAATTGTGGAAAGTGTCTGGATTACTTGACAAGTTCGGGGTATGGTGATATACTAGCGTCTTCATCAAATGGAGATTCGTATGAACGGAAAGAAAGCGAAACTGTTACGAAAGTCGGGAAACTCATCTAAAAAAGGTAAAAGATTATATCAAGAATTACCTCATGATGCAAGATCAATTGCAACAAAAATTTTAGAGTTGCGAGCAAAGAATCCCGTACAAGAACCCGAAAAGAAACTTAATCAAATACACAAAACCGGACTCAATCGAAAATTTCGAAGACTTGCCGACAACGAAAAACGACGTTTAGCGGCTATTAGCCGAGCGAAAAGGCGAAATAGAAAGCCTGAAGTTGAAGTTATCAGTGAGAATTCCAATGAAACTGTATAAACACATTCAAGGTAACATGGAAGAAGATAAAGCAAAACTAAAAATTCTCAGTCAAAAAGAATTCGAGAAACGCATTTTAAACATCATGCGTGACAGAGCGCCAATCTCTATGATGGACTCTATCCTTTGGTATTGCGAAAAAAATAATGTTGAAATAGAAACTGCGGCATCTCTCGTGACATCTCAAATGAAATCCGTTATTGAAACAGATGCAGTTCGCACTAAGATGGTTGTGAGTAAAAAGCCTAAACTGAAATTCAAGGACAACAAATAGTGGATGGTTTGAATACCTATGCAACATATCTTGCGGTAAAGAATCACTTTACAGTAGATGAGTATGACTATTTCAAATACAATAAAAAGTTTAGGGTCTCAGAAAACACATTCATGAAACGTAACGACAAATATTACTTCGTAAAGTTAGGTAAAACTAAAGGGAGTAATCTAGAAGATTTTCTTGTAGCCAATTTTATAAATGATCCTAAGATATGGGTTGGAGATCTCATTTCCGAAAAAGGTGAGTCTGTTTATAAGCAATGGCTAAAGAAGCGAGAGTCGATGTCGTATGTGTTCGAAAATGAGATGACATTCATGGATGGCATCACATCCGAAGAGATGAATAAATTATTTGAAGTAGAGCCGGGTGAGCATCCAATGATCATTCGGAAATATCTACAAAAAGAAATTAGCATAGAATCACTAATTATTTTAGATTCAATCTTGACATTTATGAATAATTATGATACTATACTATATGACCCGCTATATGGCGAGGTCAGTAGATTGTGTAAGAAGTATCGACCGTTTATAACTTTCGATGTGAAAAAGTACACAACTACACTGAAAAATATGGTCGGTCTGACTATATAATATTATATAATGAATAAAGTGGATAAGATAAACATACAACTAATATACGAAAACATACGAGGTAATACAAATGGCTACAAACTTTGCAGAACTAAAGCGTCAACGAAACAAAGATCTCAAGAAACTTACTGAGGAAGTTACGAAAGTATCGACCGGAGGAAGCGAAAAGAAATCTTATGAGGATACTCGTTTCTGGCGTCCCGCTGTAGACAAAGCAGGTAATGGCTTTGCTGTTATCCGCTTTCTTCCACCTGCTAAGGGAGAGGATCTTCCTTGGGTACAACTCTGGTCACACTCATTCCAAGGCCCTAGCGGTCGATGGTATATCGAGAATTCATTGACTACGCTCAATCAGAAAGATCCTGTATCTGAGCATAACTCAATGCTATGGAATTCTGGTATCGAGTCTGATAAAGACGTTGCACGTAAACAAAAGCGTAGGCTCTCTTACATCGCTAACGTTTATATCGTAAAAGATCCAGCCAATCCCGATAATGAAGGTGAAGTTCGACTGTTCAAGTTTGGTAAGAAAATCTTTGATAAACTGAACGATCAAATGAATCCAGAGTTCGAAGACGAGACTCCAGTAAATCCTTTTGATTTATGGGAAGGCGCAAACTTCAAACTAAAGATTCGTAAAGTTGAAGGCTATCAAAACTATGACAAGTCAGAATTTGATACTGTCTCTCCTTTGTCTGATGATGATGATGACCTTGAACGTATTTGGGGATCAGAATATGCACTCAATGAGTTCGTAAGCCCTGAAAACTTCAAGACTTATGATGAGTTGAAAACTCGATTGAACTATGTTCTTGGATTAGATGAGGATGTTGCCCCAGCACCCAAGTCTATACCAGAACCTGTCCAAGCTAAGACCTAAGACTGTAGAAGAAGCGAGTGATGATCCGTGGTCGACTGATAATGACGATGACGGGCTAACTTACTTTGAAAAGCTAGCCGAAGCTTAATACTCAAAGGGGAGCACAATGCTCCCCTTTTTTTAGTTACTCCCGACTCCAATAAATGCGTTGGTGACACCCCGAATATTGACATCAAGAATCGGATGATAATCTCGAATGTTATCGGAGAATAGATTCACATTCTGATTAGTAACATTTTGATTAGTGTTGATTGACGGTGCTGCAGAAATAAGATCTCTAAATTGATTTCCGTCATTTGCTGACGACACTGCTTCTCCTACAGCGGCCGCTGTTTCTGTTGCTAATACCCCCGCATCCGCTGCAGTAAACGCTGTAGTCTCTAGTGTATCAGAAAGTGTCTTGATACCTTCTTCAGTGCCCATTGCACCCATAACACCTTGAGCGGCTTGTATTGTATGCCCAAAGAATTCCCCTGGCGTCATCTGACTGATTAGATCCCCTTCTTCATTCATCTCTGCGGCTTGCATGCTTAATTCAGCAGCTTGATAGAACAATTCAGCACCTGATATCAATTCTTGTGCGAGTTCCATATCACCCGCAGCAATTGCAGCATCAATTTGGGCACGATAATCATTAAGCGCTTGATCAAACTGTTCTTGTGTTTGAACGCCACTTTCACCAAACTGTTCGATCAATGATGCAATTTCCGGATCCAATCCAGATAGCACATCTTCCGCTAACTTCACAGCCTGTCTACGAGCAAACTCTGCTTGTTCTTCTGCGCTATAAAATAAATTAAAGTACGAGGACATCGCAGACCCGAATGCTTCCTGACCACCAAACATTTCTACAAATGCGGCTTTAGCTCCTGCGATACCTAATGCTTGTTGATTTGCTTGCTGTTCTGCAGTAGGAGCAGCAGCAGTAAGAGCAAACCCTCCGTAGCCACCAAACCCTTCGTACATACTGTACATACCTTCGGTCCACGGACCACCACTACCATACATAGCGGCGGAAGGTATTCCACCACCCATAAAGTTAGCATAGTATCCTGTCTTTGTCCAATCAATTCCTAAGAATCCTGCTGCAGCTTCTGCGCCTGCAGTAGACATATCCTCACCAACTGTTTTGAATATATCGGTAGTTTTTTCCGCAGTATATCCTAATGCATCGAACCAGTAATCTACATTTTGCGTAGATGTTGCTAATCGTTCAAATGTTGCAAGTGTGTCTTCACCTTCAATTGCGTACTTAGCAACATTACCATAACTTGCTTGGATAGCATCTTTAGCATACTGAGTCATAGCATCAGTTATTTTCTTTTGCTGCTCTGCTGCAGATAATCCTTTGAGTGATACAGAGTACGACTTAGTGAATCCTACAATCGAGTCTGCGCTCATTCCCATCATTTCAGCAAGACGGCCATATCCTTGTTGTATGGATTTTGCAGAACTATTAAAGTATTGAACTAACTCGTTATCAAGATCATCATATTCCGTACCCTTCTTATCAGAACGATATACACCGCCTTTTTTGATCCAGTCTTTATAAACTTGACCTGTAGTGTCTGCTCCTAGATTTAGATCTAAACCAACGTCGGTGTATTCTTTTGCCTTCCTACCAAACAAACGATTAAGACCACCCATAACAACACCAGTAATGGCAGCACCAACCGGACCAAAAAACGCACCAACAGTGCCGGCAACTTTATTCAAACTCTTATTAATTTCATATCCACCACTCAACATATTAGCAATAGCGTAAGTCATCATACCATTACCAATAGCACCTAATGCAGCACCTGCATTTGCCGCAAATCCGGTTTGACCCAGACCCCCAAACCCTTGGCCGCCTATATTAAATCCTGTACTAGCACCAGCAGACATACCAGCACCAAAGTTTCCGAGCATGGAGCCAGCTTTACCCATAAAACCAGTCTTGGCAGCTCCAGACAGCGCAGCATTTCCCATACCAGCCTGGCTCAGCGCCGCAAACCCCTGTTGTCCGTACATTTGTGCTGCCTGAGAAGCGATCATTCGAGAACCTAAATTCGCAATACCACCACCCAAGACACCGCCGACACCACCACCCCTTAACAGTTGATAAACACCCAACCCAGCAGATAATGCACCTCCAGGCGTGTCTACATTACCATTAAAGACACTCATTATAGCACCAAGGCCGCCAGCAAATCCGCCAGGTCCAGCAAGTGCACCTTTAATTCCAGCCATTCCAGTTCCAGGCGTTAACAAGCTCTGAGCAACATCAAATGCTGCGTTAGCGCCTACGCCCGTTAATCCAAGACTTCCGCTGAGTTTAGTACCGAGTAATGCTGCGAGTGGATCCATCGATGCACCACCGCCACCAAATATGCTACCTAGAGATCCTCCACTAAAGCCTGGGGTGCTGAATATACTTGTTCCACTGGAAGTTTTGAATAGGCCACCCAAAGCGTCTCCTATTCCAGACAAAGATTCTCCAATAGGACCAAACGTTCCTTTGAGCCAATTACTTGCAGAATCGAACCATCCCCCTTTTCCTTTCCCAAAAAGGTTTCCTAAGACATCACCAAGGCCGCCGCCTTTGCCACCGCCAAATAAATTATCAAAAATTGTTCCAAGCGGGCCCCCACCAGATTGACCTTCCAATAATGGCCCGACAAGTGCTTGGAATAAATCGCTTTGTTGACCCACCCAACCATAAAGCATCTGGCTCAATCTATCATTCAGGTATATTTGAAGATCGGATTGTTCTTTATGTTGCCTTTCAGACTGCTCAAATTGAGCGTCAGCTATGGTGGCTGCCTGTTCGGTTTGTTGGGCTGTAGCTCCTTCCACATTTTCGAATCCGACCTCGTTTTTCTTTTGGCCTTCTTCTTCTAATAATTTAATTTCTTCCTCTGCCGACTGTTGTTGAGCCAGTTGTTCGTTTCTCTTTCGCTCTTCTTCAGCCCTAATCTCTTTTTGACCTACTTGAGATTGCTCTTGCAACATGGCTAGAGTTTTTAAAGATTGAGTATGTGCTTCAATCGTTTCTTGAGTTCTCTGCGCCTGACGATTTTTAATTTCACTAATACTAGATTCGGTATCAGTTCCAATAGCAGCTCTTTCATTGGCTAATTCTTTAAGATATTCGGCATTTCTCTCTACTGCTTGGTCAGCAAAACTCGTTCTACCTTCACCTACATTACCAATTTTTAACGTATTGCGAATACTAGCTTTAAGAGAATCTGGTATAAGATCATAATCGGTGTACTCATATACTTTTTTGTTTATAAAATCGATTGCGCCATTTAAAAAACCATAGACAAAATCTACAACATTGTCTACAATTTTTCCAAGACCTTCACTTATCCCACTGTAAAAATTGTCATGCACCCACTCTTTGAGATCTACAATTTTCTCTTTAACTGGAGCCACAACCTCTTTATGCCACCAAATTAAAAGATCATCAAATGTATTGGCGATGAAATCTCCAACGGATCTGAAAAATAAAGTAGTAGGTTCTATAAGTTTTCCGGCTAGATATGCTAAATTTGCGGCCGCTACATCATTAACATAATCATTCCCTGTTATTAATGATATTATATAAACTAATCCGTTGCTGGCAGCATCAAAAAAGTAATCAAACATTTTTGTAAATGCTTCAGTAAATACTAGCTCTTTGTCACCATATACTTCATCATAATCAAATCCCATTATCCACGAAGTAATATATCCACCGATAATAACAAATCCATCCAAAATACTTCCAATAAAGCCACCAAAGAAACCGGCCATTCTTTCTTTAAATCCCAGTTCTTCTTTAGCAACTCCTAATTGTTCAGATAAAAAATTATCATCAAATGCTGTTAATGCACCAAAAATTGTACTGAGGACCGGACCTAAAGCTCTAAAAAGCATTAAAAGAACAGGCTTTAGGACAGTTTTCAAAAATGTAGTAATTTCGTTAGCAAATTCCGCAACGTTGGGGAATATTTTAGCAAATTTGGTCCCCAATCCAGAAAACGCACCTTTAACAGAAGTAAGCCAACCTGTCAATGAAGCTCGCATAGACTGTA